AGTTTTACTTCTCCAAATACTTCAGGCCAGCGAGCTATAGCATCCTTGGGAAGAGTTCTTCCCGTAGATGTCATTTTACCTTTTTGGTTGGAACCAAGTCCTCGGCTTTACGGCGCATTTCAGCAGCCTGCTTGGCAAGTTTATCTGCTTGACTGCGATAATGCTTTGCTTCAGCTTCTGGACTATCAAAACTAACAGGAGTAGCTACTTCGGGTTCGTTAACACTTCCGGATGTTGTTCTTGTTACATCACTAGCAGTTGCCGGCACTTGTTGTACAGTACCAACTTCTTTAACTTCTGCTTTATCTCTCTGTTCAGTAGGACGGATAGATAACTCATCAACAGTTACACCACGCTGTTCTGCAATGATCTGATTAAGTTCGGACAACAGTATCGATGCCTGCAATGTTGGAGTCATCTCGACTTGATTTGTTGGCACTTTAACTAATCTTTTTTGACTGTGCAATGCGGCAAGCATTGTACTGCCGTCCGGAAAAGTCATACGGGTCATTGCTTCAGCAAACTCATATGCGGTTTGTCCAGCGTTACTTTCAACTAGATTGATAATCGAATCGTGATAGCTATCGGGCAAATGCTCTGTAGGAACAATCAAGCAAGAGCTCGATTCCCCGGGCAATGTGCGATATACCACAATGCATTTCTTTCTGGTAGTAACAATTCTACCTACGTGTTTGATCTCGGCCATATTAGGCTCCTTTTTGAGCTTCTGCTTGTTTTGCTACTTGTTCTAAAAACGCAGTTAATTTGCTGTATGTCTGTCCTACAGCCATCATTTCGTTTGGTTTAAATGCACCGCGTGAGCTTGCAATGTCAATGATAGATTTCATAGCATTAAGATCATTAATGTTAAGATCATTAGTTTGCTGTGTGCCAGCTGGTACTTCTTGTTGAACTTCTTGTGCGGAATCGGTCATGATTTCTCCTTAGTAATATGCATATATAATTATCATTATGGTAAGTGCGGACAGGCAATCGTGAAGAAACTTAGTTCTTTTTCACTCTCGAAGCCAATCTTAATAGTATGTACTATTGTATTTGTATTGTCTAAACTGATACCTTGTCCGATGTAATATCTGTTATTTAAATTTTTATAAATCCAGCTATCAATCTTTTTGAGCAATGCTGGGGTATATTTGCCCAGTTGCGTATATTTAAAGTGTGGTGCGGCAAACTCAACCCTACGCAAATCAAAGTAATTTAAAGGGTTAGGTTTGCCATTTTTAAGACTCATTAAGCATGTTCCTTAATAGCATCGTAGTATGCAAACTCGCCAAATGGCGGCTCAATTTTGTCATTACCGTGGATGATGAAAACTGTATCACAGTACAATTCATCGCCCCAACTACCCCAAGGATATCCGTCTGTAAACATGATAAACTTCTTGGGGTTGATATCGTGTTCTTTCATGTAATCCCAGTTTGCATCAAACTCAGTACCACCACCGCCCATAGGCTCGTAGTCATCGAACTCGTCCATAGAGTAACCATCATAGTCTTGTTCGTTATATACTTTAGTATCAAAGCACCATACTTTAATCTTAAAGTCTTTGTACTCTTGCATAATGCCTTTAATTTCAGACAAGAAGTCTTTTGCTTGCTCGTCGCCAATCGAACCAGACATGTCAATTGCTACACAGATATCGATAGTTTCTTGGAACTGTTGTCCGGGTAATACTGCATTCATGTGCCATCCTTTACGGTTAGGACGCATAAAAGAATAGTCATTGCGAATAGTACTTTGAATTTGCTGACGCAAGATTTCACGCCAGTTCATCTTAGGCTCTGTAAAATCTTTAATCATACGTGCCACGCTTGCAGGAATATTTCCTGCACCCGCTGCCTGAGCTGCCTGAATAGTAGCCTCACGCATTTCATCACGAATTTTCTTCAACTCGTCTTTGCTATATTGCGGACGTCCTTGCTGATCGCCGGTGCCTTGCTCACCCCAATCAATATGCTCGTCGAGTAATTGGCCAAGAGCATCTAATTCTTGCTCGTCCATTTCGTCGAAGATTTTGTCATAAATTTCTTCTGCACCCATACTATAATACTTAGGATCATGGAAGATTTTAATGTCAGGAAGATTATGATCACCAATTCTGTCACGTACAATTTGTCCGTTAACGCAATAGTCTGCGGCAATGTTCCAAATACGTTTATTGCGACCTTCTACACGACCCATGTGGTCAAATACATTGTGTAGGATTTCGTGTGCAATAACAAACTCGACCTGTTTAACTGTAAGCGGTTCGAAGAATTTACGGTTAAAGAAAATGGTGCGACCATCTGTTGCGGCAGTAGGCAACCAGTCGTCTGCTTCTTGGATTTTAAGGCGTGTAGCCATGTTACCAAAGAATGGATGGCGTAGCAAAAGGCCTACTCGTGCTACAATAATTTTATCGATAATCGGATCTGCGTGTGCCATTTTTGCTCCTAAATTTACTGTATGTATATATTATAACACCACCCGAAGGTGGTGTCAAATGGCGCCTATGCCAAATTACTTGTCAGTTGCGGCGCTAATGTACTTACCAAACTTAGCGTGGAAGTCGTCGAAGCATTTGATTTCATCTGGATCCAATGGCAGTTTGTATGTAGACAATGCCAATTTAGTACCCATAATAACCAATTCTGTTTCAAAGTTATCCATAATAAATTGGAAGAAGTTGTTAACTTGGTCGTTCCAATTTTTAGCCTTTTTATCGCAAGAGTCTTTAAGTTCGTAGCATAGCGACACAGTCAAAGAGTACATTGCAGAGATCTCTTTGGAATCCATCTTTTTAACTTTGCCTGCCAAAATATCGCTCGGGTTAGGCATTTTGCTGGCGTGTTTACGGTGAGCCATAAACTTAATAGCAAGCCCTTCGCCAACTGAACCTGACACCAAATCAGTAAGTGTAGTTTCATCTGTGTCGTCGTCGACTAGCAGTTCGCTAACAAACGACCAGCTACGTGGAGTAGCAAATGCACGTGAGCTAGACTTTGGATCGAAGTCATACAAGTCCTTCTTGCTGAAAGTCAAAAAGCCAACAACGTCCTTGTGGATATGATTTTCAACAGCCCAGTCAAAGTAGTCGTCCCAATCCACAGTCATTTCCAAGTGAACAAAACGGTTAGCCAACGGAGCAGGCATACGATAAGTAACACCTTTGTCAGTTTCACGGTTACCAGCCGCAACAATTGAAACATTGTCTGGCAAGTGGTAAGTGCCAACACGACGATTCAAAATAAGCTGATAAGCCGCGGCCTGCACACTAGGTGCCGCACTGTTCATTTCGTCGAGGAACAGGATAATGTTTTTGTGTTGTTTTGCAAACTCTTGGCTTGGCAATTCGCCGGGAGGAGCCCAACGCATTGTTCCGTCGTTGCTATCAAAGTAAGGAATACCTTTAATATCAGTAGGTTCCCAAAGTGACAAACGAACGTCGATAACGTGAGCTTCCAGCTCAGTACCAAGTTGTTTAATAATGTCCGATTTGCCAATACCGGGAGGACCCCAGATAAAGATTGGACGCTTGTTTTTAAAAGCCTTGCGCAAGGACTTTTTAGCGCCTTTTGGGCCTACTGTACGGTTAATGGTCTCACTCATTTGAATTCCTTAAAAAGTTATAAAGGGGAAAGTTTGCTGTCTATGTGATTATTATACAGCAGAGTGTGACTTGTGTCAACGTTAATTTTCGTCCGAATCGCCCAATTCTTTAAGACGTTCGTTCATTGCTTTAACCAAACCGAATTTACGAATGTCGTCCGAAAACAACATTAACTCAAAACTCTTACGTTCGCTAAAAACAACAATTTCGTGACTGGTTAAGTGGTATGGACAATCGATATATCTTTCCAAAAATATAATAGTTTGGGGGCTTAATTCGATTGGTTCGGTAAAAGGAATGGTATACATTTTTATATCTAATGTATTTGTGAGAAAATCTAATCCTTCGTCGGTTAATCTAAATGCATTGGGTTTATTAACACGATTTGATTGCCACCACGATCTACCATATAACTGCATATTAGCGTCATCTGTACTTTTACCCCAATGCTGTAAAAATATCTTAGTAAGAGCGTTGCGTGATATCATTTTACAATGGTACCAGATGTTAATTTAACCACTTGAAAATCCTCAGTTCCAAATGTTAAATTTAATTTTTTGGCTAGGTTAAGTGCGTGTCCAGGATTACTGAACGACACTTTTTTATATTTTGGCCCAGGATAGCTGGTTAGGCTATTAAATGATTTCAAATTAAATGGCTCGTTTTTATAGAATACAGCCCAAATGGCTTCAGACTCGAGAACTTGCTCGGCTTTGTAAGTTTTTCTATTAACATGCTCTAATAGCACTTTTGGCTTTGGACGGCTCATATATGCGTACCCTCATTATATACGCATATATTTATGCCTTATTTGGGCTCTTCAAAGCCTCCGCCGTCCATTTGCACACTAACTACTTCAGTCTCGGAACTGTTTTTAAGAACCCTGTAAACGCTTTCTAAGTCTCTATTCAGTTTATCCAGCATTTCAGTTAGTGTCATATTCAACATTCTTGCTTGTTGGATAGTTAATTTAACTTCTTTGTGCTGTGCTAATTCGGCAGCTCTTACTGCTTGAATAAACTGCGATACAGAACTAGTATTAATCGGATTTTGCATTTACCAGCACCGTCTTCATTTCAAGTTTACTTTTGAAGGGTCCTTTATAAGGGTAGCGTTCAATTGTAATAGCCTTGGGACAAAAGCTCTTAACCCAGCCTTTGTTAAACTTAATAATATAATATCCGGCGCAGTACAAACTTTTACTCTGCGCACTCTTGGTAAACAATGGTAACTTTCTACGAACATCGTACATAGCATTATAAGGAGCAGCCATTGCAGGATATCCGTGACATTCGTGTGTGTCTGTATCAGTCGAAGCAGTAACCTTGACTTTAGTACTTGTTAAAAAGAAACCTTCTCCAAATTGCTTGGTAAGATCTTGTTTCTTGTTAAACATTACTTCGCCATTAGTACTACTAAGAATAAACTTGTTATTTTCTTTTTTGTGTAGTGTAGCAATCTTAGAACCGTTTTCTTCAACGATCCAAAATTTACCATCTACGATTGGTTTTGCGTATATCTCTGTCATTATTCTTCCTCTGGTTTTGGAAATTCTGGACTAAATGGCCATGATGTTTTTGGATCAGGCCTTGGTTTAAGTTTAATGTTTTCTTCGATGACTGTGCCATCATCTTCGCATAAGTCTATTTGGTATGGAGCAATAATGTGTACAGCACTATCTTCTTCCCACCAATTATGCTCGCCGTCGAACAACCATGCCGCACCACCTTCGTAGTATAATTCTTTAATTTCTTGTTGTTCTAATGCTGTAATGTCGTCACTAAATTCCCATTCGATGCTAATACTGTCATCAAACTCACAGCCCCAGCCCGCATCTGCTCGAGCATAGGCAACAGGATCGCCTTCCCAAGGAAGATTGCAGTCTAAGTCACCTTCCACAAAGCCTTGACCCCAACGATAAGTTTCGTCGATATTAAACCAACTAATACTATCATCTGGATTCCTACGGAACATTTCTACATGGTAGACGATGCTTTTCTTTTCCAGCGGTTTGATCAGGTATACCCTGGACATTTTAGTTATCCAATTCCATGGTATTGTATTCTTTAACTACAGCAAGAACTTCTTCTTCTGTGTTGCATACAATTTTACAGTTCTTCCATTCGCTGTCGCCATCGCGGCCACCGACTTCTACCATCCAACCATTGTCGTAACGATTGATAGTAATTGATTCATTTACTTTTGCTAGTTTGTTTAGTTTTGCCATTTTAATTCTCCTCGAATAAATTTTGTGCCGCTTTAGTAGTGGGATACTTGGCTTGAAACGGCTCAGCATACGATTGTATGTTGTCTGCAATCTTTTTCATATCCCAAGCATTGCAGAATTTAAGCATGCGAATACCTACCTGATCAACCATTTTAGGTACTGCGTTTGTTTCAATAGTTTCTTTAATACATTGTTTAATGTCGTCCGGCTGTGCTGTTAAATCACACAAGTGTACATTGCGTAAGTAATCTTCTAGTACGCGGTGTTCTACTCCATTATGGTCGACCCACCTCTGAAGCATGAGATTGTTCCACGCATAGCCTTTGCTGTTACGATCTTGGAACGCTTCAGTAAGACCAACTTTGTTTTTAGAACCTTTAGTACGCACACCTGGATACGCCGAGAAGACATTATCACTGGTATCACCACGCATACATTTTTCGAACAACATCCATTCTGGATCTTGTGCGGCTTTAGGTTCGCCTGTCTTTTTGTCTTTAACCGGTTTACCTTTGGCATCGAACGTACCTTCGTGTGTAATATGTAAGTCGCCTACACCATTATATTGGCTAACGTTGCTACTAATCAATTGTGCGAAATCGCCATCTGTCGAAATGATAACGTGTTTGTCATTTGGGTGTGCCTGCACAAAGCCGGCAATCAAATCGTCAGCTTCTAAACGTGGGTGCTGTAAAATAGTACAGTTAGTCTTTTCTGTGACAAACTTTTTGAACTCATCGAATGCTTCCCAGAACAGTTTATCTTCATCTTGTTCTCGTTGCGTCATTGCCGCACGAGTTTCTTGTCTGTTAGCTTTGTACGGCTTGTAAAAGTCTTTGCGCCAGCTTCGACCTTCGAGGCAGAACACCACATGCTTGCCCTCGAAGTCTTGCCAAGCCTTCTTGATACTGTTAAATGTAATATGAAAAGCCATACCGAGCTTAATGTCGGCGGCACCCTGTACTACGTGTCTAGCACGAAAGAATGTGTTAGCAGTATCAACTAAAATATATGTCATGAAACTTCGCTTTTCTCTTTATTAATTCTTGCTACATTAATATAACCTGCGCCACGACCAGCATCCATACCTTCGCTTGCAAGCATATTCCTTGCCAAGTCACGGAACCAACGATCCACAATCTCTTCATCCGGATCACCGTCAAAACCATAACCAGCTTGTTTCAATTGTACTATAAACTCAGCATTCCAGTCAAGCTCAAAAAAGCCATTCCTGATATTGTCTTTATTCACATGCGTATCCAAAACAGCTACCCATGCTTCGCCTTTTTTGGTTGCACGTTCTTTTGGAGTCATTTTAGCAAGCTCTTCTGCTTCTTTAGCTTCTTGTTCTCTTGCTTTTGATTCGACTAACGCAACTTCGGCTTCGGCTTTTGCTTTTTCCAATTTGTCAATGCCAAAAATACGTTTGATAAATTTCTTCATTATGTACCCCACTCGTTTTTAAATAACGGTACTTGCAATCTGTCGCTGTAACGTAAGCCATTTTTCATTGCTAGTTCTGCTACACGGCGATTGTTTAGAGCATAGACACTTTCAACGCCACCTACTGGCATTAAGTATACTGGACCTGTGAATCCGTTTTCTCTATAAATATCCGCTGTTTCGATCGCTTCTGCCGCATCTTCTTCTGTTGCAACAACAAACTTCAAATAAACATAGCCTGCATCTTGATAGTCGTTAACAATTTCTGGTTTGATTGCTTCGTGTCTTTCTTCACCACTACAGCTAAGTTTAGCACTGACACTAAATGTTACACAACGTTCACCGGGCATCTTCATAGTCCAGTCTTGCAAGTATTCCTTGAATTCTGGAGTCAGTGCCTGAGTACCATTTGTTTCAAATGTAATCTCTTTAAGCTGTCGCATATAC